TCAGGAACCCTTCGAGGAATTGGTTTTCCCGCGCCAGCGCGCCCACCAGACGGCCAGGCGACGACGACGGCGGCGAACCGAGGGAATGTCGTGGGAAAGCACGATCAGGCCCAGCGGTATCATCCAGAAGCCCAGCACGGGCAGGAAGCCGAGAAAACCGCAGAACACCAGCAGCGAACCCAGCAGGATGCGCAAGAGCGGAGAGTCGGGCAGCGCGATGCGCCATTTGCCCAGCACGATCTGTCGTGTCTGCGGATCAATGCCGAAATGCATCTGCTTCCTGTTTTTATTCATCATTCCCTATCCGGCGTGTTTTCCCACAATTGGGGACTTCTCCACAGCCTCGCAACGGAACTTGTCATTTTTTTTGAAAAAAGCGCTTGGCAAATCAGAAAAGCATGCGTATTAGCAGCCTCACTTCTGAAGCGCACAGCACAACAGCGGCGCGGATGATCCCTGGTAGCTCAGCGGTAGAGCATTCGACTGTTAATCGACAGGTCGCCGGTTCGAATCCGGCCCGGGGAGCCACTTTCTAAAGGCCTGCACCTCACGGTGCAGGCCTTTTCTTTTAGGCCTTTCAATAGCTTAGCTGCAATCTTGAAAGCGCCAGCGATCAGACCTCCCCGCTGCACCTTGCTTTTTTGGTTACATTTTGGGTACTTTTCGGACCACAAAAGGCTCTGAAAGGCGCTCATTCATGGGATCTGACGATCTCTCCCGCTACGTCGTGAAGCATCCAGCCAGCGGAATTTACCGCTATTATCGCCGCGTCCCGACGGAAGTCGCTCACCTCGACCAGCGATCCCACGTCAAGCAGTCCCTAAAAACGAAGAATTTGAAGGAGGCGCTGGAGAAGGCCCAATCGGTGCACGAGGCCGCTGAGAGCCTTTGGCGAGCGCTGCTGGCTGGCAACGACAACGAAACGGCGTTTGCGCGCTACGAGGCCGCTGTGAGGCTCGCACAGTCGCTCGGCTTCACCTATCGACCGATCACCGAAATCGCGTCGCTCCCGCTTGAGGAAATCGAGCGGCGGCTGGCTGTCGTTGGAGAAAACCTCGATAGATCGCAAATGATCGTCGACGCGGTCGCAGGAACGGTCGATGAGCCGGCGCCGCGCCTCAGCAACATCTGGTCTCTTTACGAGAAGCACAATGCCGCAGGCCTCACCGGCATGTCGAAGAATCAGCTTCGAAAGACCAAAGTGTCGCGCGAACGGGCAATCACTTACGCGATCGACGTGATGGGGGATCTTGAGCTGGGCGCAATCACTCGTCCCGACGTGCTGAAGTTTCGCCAGTGGTGGACGGACAAGATTATCGACGAGGGTCTGAAGGCCGACACGGCCAATCGCTCGTTCAGCGACATCATGGGCATGCTCACGCCCATAGACGCAGCGCTACACACGAATTACCACGCGGTATGGGAAAAGGCCCGCATCAAGGAGACGAACGCCACTAAAGGCCGCAGCCGCCCGCCCTTTTCCAGCGAATGGATCGCATCGAAGATCCTGCTGCCGGGCACCATGGATATGCTCGACGAGGATGCGCGCCTGGTCGCCTACGTGATGGTGGAAACGGGCGCCCGCCTTGGCGAGATCTGCAATCTCAGGCCGCAGGATATCCGTCTCGACGATGAGGTCCCGCACATCGAAGTGGCGGAGCGCGATGATAGGCGGCAGAAGAGCGACTATTCGATCAGACGCGTGCCGCTCGTCGGGGTTTCGCTGTGGGCCATGCGCCAGCGGCCGCAGGGCTTCAAGAAGTATCACGACAAGGCCGACTCCGCCTCTGCGCTGATCAACAAGGTCCTGCGAAATAACGGCTTGATGCAGAGCGATGACCATTCAATCTACTCGCTACGCCATAGCTTCCAGGATCGAATCGAAAACGCGAACTGCTCCGATCGCATGCAGGCCGACCTGATGGGCCACGAGTTCGGGCGACCGCGCTATGGTGACGGAGCGGAGATGAAGCGCCGGCAGGCGTTTCTCAGTGGGATTATGTTCGCGTGGGTAATGTGAGATCATGTCTCACCGACGGATGTCGCGGGCTTCGCACAGGAACTTAGAAGTGCATACACCGTTTCGTTACCATGATGCGTCATGATAGCCCTATCTGATCAGTCGAGCGCATCTTTACCGCAACGCACAATGACACCATATTGTGTGGAATCGATGTTGATTGTAACGTCCGGCCACAGCTCACGGGAGGCTTTCAGGCTGTGATGCCGGAAAGGAGCGCGAATGACAATGGCTCAAGCTCATCACTACGGTGGTGGGGGCTTCGCCCCATCTTCGGCAGAGCCGAAGGTTGCGCGGTGGGATCACGCTAAGAAATCAGCGGACAGCCTGACCGCTCTATACACCACTCCGCCAATCCCTGTGCTCGAAATCGCAGAGTCAAACGGCGTGAACGTTGTCTTTGCAGATTTCGGAAAACAGAACGAGATGGTCGCTGGTTTTTGCGACTTTAAGACTGCACGCCTTTATGTGAACAAGGATGATCGCGTCGAGCGCCAGTTCTTTACGATCGCTCATGAGTTCGGTCACTGGATGCTTCATCGGGATCTATTTCTGGCTCACCCTGAAAAGTATCCGGTTCTGCCTCGCTTCCAGAATGTCCCTGCACACACTCCGATGGAACAGGAAGCAAACTATTTCGCCGCTAATCTACTCGTCCCGGCCAGGTTGCTGCGTCCTGTAATGCACGCGCCAGTCACCTATCTGGCTAACATCTTCCGCGTCTCAAAGACCATGATGGAGTATCGCGTAAAGAATGTCAGGGCCTGATGAGCCGACCGATGATAAGCTCCCGACGCCAGAGGATATCTTGGCGTCGGAAGACTTTAACATTGATCTTAGCGAAGAATATCAAACAGACGTCGAGCGAGCCTTCAGCCGTGACGCTGTCCGATCCGAGGCTGAGTGGGCGCATCTAAAGGGCCTTCAGGATCACTATTGGCACAAAGGCAATTGGTCCTGGTTCCTCATGGCAATTATGTCGGCCATGATAATCTTCCAGTCGACACTGCTCGGATTAGTGGGCTCGGGAGTTTGGGACTTCTCGAAATACGAATGGCTGCTGCCGGCGTTGCTCGTACAGAACCTCGGTCAGATAATCGCACTGGCCTTCGTCGTCGTCAGATCGCTTTTCAAGGATCAGGGTTTCGTCAAACCTATGAAGTAACCCGCTTCTCCACGCCCTTGAACGACGGATGACGCAATTTCCCGTCTTCCGTCCAGGCGCGATACTCGACATCGGCGACAAGAACCGGCTGCGTAAACACCGCCCCCTTGCGCGCCAGCTTCACCGCCGGCGTTGTGGTCGAGATCGTTTTCCAGCAGCTTCCGCAGCTCACGCGATAGCTCATCGCTCCAGCCAGTCCCCACGCCACCGACATAGTTCAGCTCCTCGCCCTCGCGCTTCGCCAGTAGCAGCCGACCAATTCGACCCGGCTTCGTCGATGGCTCGAAGCCCACGATCACGAACTGGTCGCGCCTGGTGCATTTTATTTTTAGCCACTCCGGCCGACGGCCCGAGTGATACGACTTGTCCCGCCGCTTGGCGATGATCCCTTCCAGTCCCAGCTCGCAAGCGACTCGAAAGAACGCGGCGCCATCGGCATCCACCTCCTCCGAAAGACGGATCGCGCCATCCCGGCCGGCGAGCAGCTGCTCGAGCAGGATGCGACGCTCGGCCAGCGGCATCCGGCGCAGATCGCGACCGTCGAGGTAGAGGAGATCGAAGGCAAAGAGGAGGACTTCGCCAGGGCCATGCACGCCCGGCCGGCGCCCGAGGGCGCGCTGCAGCAGGCCGAAGTCGGATCGGCCCTTGCCGTCGAGCACGACGGCCTCGCCGTCGATGATCGCGGTATTGACGCCCAGGAGCGGCGCCGCGGCAGCTATGGAGGGGAAGCGTTCGGCCCAGTCATGGCCATTGCGCGTCAGGATGAGAACTCGATCGGGCTCGATATGGAGTGCGACTCGGTAACCGTCCCATTTCACTTCAAAGGCCCAGGCAGGGCCTGTAGGCGGCTTATCGACGAGCGTCGCGACGCAAGGCTCGACGCGGACCGGCATCGGGTCCGGAGGCGGTCTCTGCTTCGTGGTTCGATCCATGCGGGCATTAACGCACAGATCCGCGAAAACGTCTCATTGACTCTCGCGACAACGAGAACGTAATAGGAACAAAATCCCATCGAGAGGAGAAGATCATGCCGAACGAGATCAAGCTCAAGTATCACTGGCGAAGGCTACCGGGCGACCCGGAGACCCTCTTTCACGGCAATGATGGAGACCGCCGAATGGGGCGCGTCGAGAAAGGCGTTACCGGAAGCCATTATCTTTGGTTCATGAACTTCCAGCACGGCATCAACGATCCCGCCGTCGCCGTTACCTTGAACGGCGCAGCGGAGAGCGCGAGAGAAGCCGCAGCGGCCTGCGAGCGCTGCTATGAGGCCGTGTTGAATGTCACATGGCCAGGAATGACGGTAGCACTGCGCGACCGCCTTTTGGGGCATGAGCAGGACATGAAGGATCGCAAGGCGCAGTGGGAAAGAGATAAGCGCCGAGAGGAGATCGGCTTGACGGTCATCCGCTAGAAACAGTCAGACCTTCCCAATGATGACGAATACGATCCGCCGGATGGCCTCGGCGAAACTCACGCCGAGCGCCATCGCAGCAATGCCAGTTACGCCGAGCGCGCCGATGCCCATCAACTTCCATCGACGAACATCGTCAGTCACTGGCTTCATCTCCGCCACATCCTCGCCGATTGTGGCAACCGAGGCCTCGACATGCCCGACGCGATCGACAAGCTGATCCATACGCTGATGCACGGCGGCGCGGCTCGCCGCCGCTTTGTCTTCCGCCCGCATCGACCCTTCTTCCAATCGCCGAATAGATTCCTGCAGGCTCCGCATGCCTGCGACCAGCTCGCCAAGCTGGCGATGTACTGCCGCATCTTCTGATGGTGCCATTAGTCCCGTTCCCCGTGCCTCTCACATTCCGCCTTCGTCCAGACCGCCGCGGCGCAGATGCCGACGACGGTCCGATCAATTTTCCGCTGATCTTCCGGCGTTACCCCCCGCGCGCCGATGAGATCAGTTCCGACTACCCGCCGCAGACCGTCGACACTTGCCGGCGCCGAAGTCCCACATCCCTGGAGAGCAAAGGTCAAAGCGAGAGCGGACATCGTCCGCAGCGCGGCCAGCTTCATTGTTCTGCCTTTCGATTGAAGTTCGGGCATCGTCGCCGCCTCTCCAGTAAATCCAGAGCAGAAAGCTGGCGACGATCGCGAGCACGGCCACGGCCGCGATGGTACGAGGCGTCGAGAGCATCACACGCCCTCGATCGCCGTCTTGATCTCACGAACGGCCGCGATGATCTGATGCCGCAGCACCAGGCCGACGCCGATCGCGACGAGACCGACGCCGCCGATCGCGAGCACTGTCTGCCAGTTGGCGCCAGCAAGCGCGGAAATCCCCGTGCCGGCCGCCGAGGCGCCGCCGAACAGCCAGCCCCAGAGGTTCGTCTTTTTCTTCACTTCGGTTTCGACAGCCGGCGGCACGACGGTTTCCGTCACCGGCGCCACCTTCACCTCTGGTTTCGACGCCTCGCCGGGGACCAGCGCGACAAGCCGCTTGTGCAATGCCGCGCGCGTGCGGGGTCCGACGTCGCCGTCGACATCGAGGCGACTGTCAGACTGAAACTGCCTGATGTTATCCGGCCGGTAGCCAAGTACGACCAGCGCCAGGCGCGCGAAGCGGTCGACGCGATCGGCGAAGCCGTTCTTGCCGCCGTTGATCTTCTTCGTAATCGTCTCAACGTCGCCCTGGTCGGCCCAGCGGTTAAGGTCACGCTCGCTCCAATAGAAGATCGGCACGAGCCCTTCCCACGGATCGCGATTGACCGCGTCCGGATTGACGACGAAGTCCGGGCAATCGAGCCCCTGCCGCCGGCACCAGTCGCGGAACAGACGGTAGTTGTATTTCCCGGTCAGCTGCATGGCCGTGCGGCCTGCATACTTCCTGCCGTCGCCATCGCGCTCCGGCGTGTTGCCGAGATCCGGGCGAGTATCGTAGCGCTCTTGCGCCGGCGTCGGCCCCCAGATCTCGCGATCGAAGCGGAAGTCCGCACTTTCGTGCCCGAGCTGCGCAAAATAGTGGACGAGCCGATGCGGCTTATCGAGGCCGAACATGTCCCCGTAGCGATCGAGCGCGACGAGCACGGATTTCAGGTTGTCTTCCTTGACCGGCCCTTTCGCGGCCGTGCGGATTTGCTGCGCGGTGATGACGCTCATTAGGGATGCCTCATTTTCGGGGAATGCAGGCCATCATCCAACGCGGCATAGTGCCGGCAGGAGAAAGGGTGATGGGACTACAGTTGAAAGGCTCGCCCGGGGTGCCGGGCGAAGCTAGGCGGGTTTCTCAAAGACGGCGTAGAACTCCATTGAGTTCCAAAGAGTCGGGTAAATCCGCGCAACGGGCATTTTGATGAACCCCCGTTCGAATAGCTGCCGCATAACCACTCGGAAGCTGGCCGGCGTGAAGATCCAGCTATGAACGTCGATGTATTGCCCCATCGCAAGCCGCGCTTGCTCTAGGACGTTCTCGAAAACACCAGGGCGCTCTGTAAAAAACTCGTTATCAATCCGCCTGCTGCCGTGATCCCCGGCCCAATGTCTCGCCGGGTCGTTATGTGTGAGGTTCATGGTGTGCTCAAGAACCTTCCCGGGCGGGTGAAATTGCCGTCCCTCGATGTACGCGGCCACGGCATCAATGAACCGAGTTTCCGGGTGAAAATGATCGAAGCAGTATCGCTTGTCAGGCGCGATGACATAGTATCGGCCGCCGGGCTCCAACAGATCGAAGACGCCGTTCAGGTGCCTGATCAGATCGACTTGATGCTCGATGGAATGGCAACTGAACACATTTCGAAAACGACCGGAAACTGACGACAGATCGCCAGCCGGATGGTTGAAATCGATCTCCTGCGCAGCCTCGATCCCCGCCAACAGATGCTTCCTGTTCTCCTCCTCCTCGGAATAGGTGATGATCTTGCGGGCGCGCGCAACCATCTGCTCCTTATTGAGGATGTCGAAGTATTTAACGCTGTAGGCAGGTCGTCGCAGGCACGGATTGAGAAACGGCCCGATCTCGAGCACTGTCTCGCTCCGAGGAACGAGATCGAGAAAGGCGGACCGGCCCGACACCTTCGAGCAGACCCGTCCTTCTGACATTCCATGATTGCGGTAGTGTTGCTCAAGCCCCTCTCTGCTGTGCGAGAGAAGGTCACTGTGCCGTCTTCGGTAGATACGGCCATCGAATTCGGCCGGCAGGCTTGTTCTCCGAAAAAACACGGTTCTCCGTCCGAGCTACAGGGTAAGGTTGTCGTTTGTGCTGCCTTGCACGGTCAAGGTCAAGGCGTTGCGGCTCCAATGGTGTTGTTGGTCCCGTTGTTCACATTGGGAGTAGTGACACTCTCGTAGCGATTGTTGACGACGAGGATGTCGTGAGAGCCACTATTGAGGACGTTCCCCGACGGCATAAAGCCGTACTGGTTCGCGGTGATAATGCCGTGATGTGAGCCGGAAATAGCCTGCACGCCGGCCGCACCGGTCACGGTTCCCTGACCTTGGAAGTGGGTATTCGTCACCGACCAGCGATAACCTGCGGTTCGGATCCCGACCTGATTGACCTTGTCAATAATGAAGAAGGTGTTGGCTACCTCCATACTGGTCGCCTCGGTCGACAGAACCTCGATCCCGGCAACCCGGGTATTCATGTGTCCCCCGGTCACAAGCAAACCGTCGTTCGCGTGCTGCCCCGCGGGAACATAAACGCCACACCGTCCGCCCACGAAGTCACTGCCGTTCACAACGATACCCTGGACGTATTCGCCGACCAGAATTGCGTTCTCGAACTGCGAGAAGAAGCAATTATTGAACGTGTGCTTGACGCAGTAGTCTCCGGTGGCGCTCTGCAATTCAATCAAGTTGCCGCGCCCATTTGGATCGCCGATCGGCGTGCCGGGGCCAATGAAACGGCAATTGTCGAACACAAGGTTGTTAGTTCGATAGCCGTAAACGGCCGTCTTCCAATGGTCCGAGACCTTATAGCCATCCAACCCTTTGAACACGACATCCTTGAAGATGTTGTACTCGGCCGCAGCCGGGTCGCCGTAGGCTGGGCTAATCAGACGGAACGCTGACATAGCTGTTGTCTCGCTATCTGTCTGGACATTGAGATGCGCGAGATTGAATGAGTTGAACACGGTCTGATAGTTCAAGGTAAGCGCAGCGGTTAGCTCCCCCCGAAAATTCAGAAGCGTCTGACGGCCAGTCCCTTCAATGGCGATGCTCTGGAAAGGTGCCGTGCAAGTCAGCGTCACCGGTGCGGAAACATTGAAGGTGCCGTTCGGGATCTTCCCCTTCTTCGAATCGAACAGGCAGGCATTTAGGAAACTCCCCCACGGCGTCGTATAATCGTCGGCAACGCCGGGAGCACCGAAATCGGTCTTGAGGTCCACATAGCCCTTCGATGCGATCTTCAGATAGGTCGCTCCGAGAATGACGTCAGTGGACCGATAGCCGCTGATGGACGTCATGACGCGGTTGCCTGTGCCACTGATCGACACCGACACGAACATCTTCAGGGCCGGCGACCAGCAGACTGAACGCCAGTCATTATCCGCCGCACTGGTCGTTGCCGACCAGCTGATGCCATCCGAGGAAAGCATGAGCCGGTTGCCGGTGCCCGAGCCGGCCACAGCGATGAATTCGCCAAGGTCGGGTGACCAGCAAACCGAACGCCAATCATTGTCGGACGCACTGGTTCGCGCCGTCCAGTTGATGCCATCCGGCGAGGTCATGACACGGTTGCCCGTGCCGGAGCTCGAGACGGCGACAAGCAGTCGCAGCTCCGACGACCAGCAGACCGAACGCCAGTCGTTGTCGGCCGCGCTGGTGCGCAGCGTCCAGGTGATGCCGTCCGGCGAGGTCATCGCCCGGTTGCCGGTGCCACTTCCGGCGACAGCGACGAAGAGCTTCAGCTCCGGAGACCAGCAGACCGAGCGCCAGCTATTATCGGCTGGCGACGTGCGCAGCGTCCAAGTGATGCCGTCCGGCGAGGTCATGACACGGTTGCCCGTGCCGGTGATCGCGGTCGCGACAAACAGCGAAAGCTCCGGCGACCAGCAGACCGACAGCCAGTCATTGTCCGCGGGCGTCGTGCGCGCCGTCCAGTTGATGCCGTCGGGTGAGGTCATCACCCGGTTGCCAGTGCCCGAACTTGCCACGGCCACGAAGAGCCGCAGTTCCGGCGACCAGCAGACCGAGATCCAGCTGTTGTCGACCGGGCTGGTGCGCAGCGTCCAGGTGGCGCCGTCCGGAGAGGTCATCACCCGGTTTCCGGTGCCCGTGCCGGCCACAGCGACAAACAGGTGAAGATCCGGAGACCAGCAGATCGACAGCCAGTTATTGTCTGCCGGAGACGCGGCGCTCACCCAGGCATAGGCGTTGACGGCATCGCGCGCCTTCTTATCCGGCGCCACTTTTCGCGCCTGGTAGAACAGCGCAAGCGGCGTCTTATCCGCCGCAGCGGCAGCAGCAGCCTGCGCTTGGTCCCTCGCCAGCTCGGCAGCAGCCTGCGCTGCCTCGGCAGCAGCGACAATGGCGCTGGAGACCTGGTCGTTGATGAGGCGGAACGTGCTGCCCGATACAACGCCAAGAACGATCATTCCGGACACAAGGCCGCCTGCAGCGACGTTGTTGCCGGTGTTCGTCTTGATCGTCAGCGGCGCGCCGCCGTTGAAGCTGACCGTCACCGGCGCGGCCGTGTTCGCCTCGAAGATGTTCATCCAGACGAGAGCCGACGCCGAAACCGGAATGCTGGTCGTGACCTGGATGTCGTTGGCCGTGCCGGCGCCCACGTCATTCGCGATGATGAAGGAGAACGGCAGATCGCCGGCACGCGTCCAGGAGCCGGTGCCAACACCGCCGACTTTTCGATAGATGCCATTGTTGGCGACGGTGGCGTCTCCAAGCACCCAGGCCATGCTGTTTGCGGGTCGCGCCAGATCGGCATCCATCACCGCCTTGCTGGAATAGATCAGGCCACCATTCGAGGTGAAGGCATTGATGATTGCTTCATAGCCCGTAAGCAGGCGCCGGATCTCATCCTTCTTCGGCTTGTTCTTGCCCGACGAAGGCACGCCGTAGGTGACGAAGTCGCGGTAAACGATATTTGCGGTGTCGGCCATGCCTGTCCCCATGCGAAGGCGCTCCGGCGCCGGGCCAGAGCAGTGATTTCAGGAAGAAAGCGAGAGGTCGTCAGGTGACGATTGCGGAGCCCGTCGCAACGGCCGCAGCCGGTACGCCGGAAGAATTGATGGCTACGATGAAGCCGTAATAGGTGCCGGCGCTTAAGCCGGTGACGATGCGCGTGTCATCCGCCGCGGGCGCGCCGTACTCGGTCGCGACCAAAGTGGCGCCGGTCATGCTGTTCGTCGTGTTGAGGTAGAGCCGAGAAGCGAAGTATTTCGGGCTGTTCGGCGCGGTCCAATCGAACTGTGCCTGACCCACACCACCGGTCAGGTCGGCATTGGTCACGATGCCGGGCGCAACCGGGTCGGCCGTCGCCGTGCGGATCTCGTAATCGGTCCATTCCGAGCTTGCGCCGTTCGACCAGGCACGAAGCCGGAACCGGTACTGCACGCCATCGGAAAGGTAGCCGGAGCGAACCTGTGTCTCCTCCGCTTGCGACGTCACCGAGCGCGGAGGCTCGATCTCGGACGTCGGCTGCCACTCCAATTCATAGACCAGAGCGTCCGAAACGAAGTCCCAGATCGCGAGACCGTAGGCTGCAGTCGCGCCCCCACTGACAACCTCCGTCGCGATCGAGACGCCGAAATTCGTCGGCAACGGAACGCCCTGCGGCGGCAGAGGCGTCACGCTTGCCCCAGGCGCCCCCTCCTCAGTCGCCGCATTGAAGGCGTAGAGGTTTGACGGCACCACGATGCCAGAGAATTCGATCGTCAGGTTGCGCAGCGAGAGCTTCGGCGTCGCCGTTATCTCGATGACCACTTCCGTCAGCCGAGGCGGCAGGTGCACGCGAACGAAGCGACGATAGGGCACGTTCTTCGCCGCCTCGTAGTGGGCAACGATCGTCACGCGCGGGGCGTTACGCCGTGTGTATTTCAGCTTCTGCAGACGGGCCACATGGTTGTGGCTTTGGAGCGCCTGGTTGTCGACGGTCACCGTCCGCTCGGTATCCTCACCGGCATAGGGATCGCCGTAGATCGCCGCGTCCACCGTGTTGTAGCGGCTTGCCGGATCAGTGAAACGGCCGCGCACTGCAAGCACTGTCGAGGCGCGTCGCTGGTTGACGTCATGGGTGCAGCGGATGATGTCATCGGCCGTCAGTCTGATATCCGGCTCGACATACTGCCCGGCATGCACTCCGATCAGCCCGTCCGGCCGCTCATACACGACCAGCTCGGCGGCCTCATCCATCAACCGGCCAACCTGCACCGGGTCATTGTTCGCCCGAAACCAGAAGCCGCCATGATAGCGCTTCTCGGTCCCGCCGCTTCTGTTGATCACGTCCTGGTCGCCAACATTGGCGGCACTGATCCAGTCCGGCAGGTACATGTCGGCATAGTTGAGCTTGCCGCCGACTGGGTGGCAAAGGTGCCAGAGCCGCATCAGCGGTAGGTTTTGGGTGAATTCCCAGGTGTTATCATCGTCAGGGTTATGGCCCGGGGCCCGAGGGTCGAAGAGCAACGCACCATCGATCACCGCCGAATGCTGCGGCATCTGGTTTGGGAACACCTTGAGGTAGTCCTTGCTGCTGGCCGTTGCGCAAGTCATCAGGACCGTCGCCAGGCCATCGCCGCGATGATTGTTGCTCCAGATCGTCGGGAACGTGGTGACCATGAACGGATAGGCGGTCTCAGCGTCGAGCCCGAGCCGAGTGTTGAGCCGGACATAGGCGCCCCCCTTGTAGAAATAGTTTGCCGGGGAAGTGACGATATCGCCGGTAAGCGTCACCGCATCATCGTGCAGATAGTGCTGCACGTACCCGGCGATGCGGTGCGCCGCCACGATCAGCACGTGATAGGCAACGCCACCAGACTCCTCGAGCGCCGCATAGTCACTGCCCTTCTTCACTCGGCCAAGAGCGTAGGTCAGCGGCGGGACAGGCTGCTTCAGGTTATAGCTGCCGTCCTCCGGTTTCGGCACGGAAGGTTTCTGCACGAACAGCCCTTGCAAGGCCTGCGCGCCGAAGGCGAGACCCGCATACGCGAGCGCATAGGTACCGAGATAGAGCAGGTTCGCGCCAACGACGGATGTCGCGATCGACGAGACAATGAGCGCGGTCAGTTCGATCACACCAGGCATCAGATCATCCAGATTGCGAGCGGCATCGCCACCATCGGGCCGATGCTGTTCTTGAAGCGCACCAGCCAGCGCTCCCCGTCGTGGATCGCGCCGAACTGGCGGTGAATGTTAAAAGGCGAGCCAATGACGCCGATCGAGCCGCAGGAGGGCTGCTGCACGCGCCGCCCGCCGATCCGGCTGGCGCAGTCGGCGACGAGCGACACCACGCCGCCAGCATGCTCGACGATCAGGCGGAAACCGTCGTCGCTGTCATATGTCCCGCGCAGATGCGCCGCCGGGTCCGGATGGCCGAGCCAGAGCGCCCAGGACGCGAGGAGGAGACAGCAATCGACATCGACGCCAGGCCGCCATGGCTTCTCGCCGTAGGCGCGCAGGAAGTCCGCCAAAGTTGAGTTCATGAAATCTACTCGCTCGACTCTCAGGGAACGCCGTGCTTCATTCCGCCTCGAAGATCGGGAGGATTGAATGACTGACGATGGGTGGAAGATGCCGGAGAGCATTACGCTTGGAGCGAACCTGATGTTCGCTCTCAATTTATGTACAACCTTGATCGACAAGGGCGTTCTGACCAGGCAAGAAGCCGCCAACATTATGGTCGAGACAGCTAACGATATCCGATCAGGCTCAGAAGACGGCGCAGGAGAGATCCTTGGGGAGGCCACCGCCGGACCTTACGAACGGTTGGCGGCCATGCTTCTAGGCTACGGAACAGAGCCCTGATCTCATCTTTCGGCGGCTTGGCCGATCGCACCGCATTTGCGGGGTCATTAGACATCCTTTAAGTCCTCACCAGTTGGGCCATCTAATCGTGTTGTCGATCTGAAGCGGGATGCGCTCGCAGAACCGATCCGGCGGCGCCGTCGGGTTGAGCACCTTCGATCGCGCTTTCTGGTCGACGTCCGAAAGCACGGCCCCATTCGTCAGCGTGCGCAGCGTGAAGCGGTTCGTGATTTCGATCGTGATCGTCGACAGGATCTGGTCATCGGTCGCCGCGTCATCGAAGATGATGTCGTCGATCGTGCCGGTGAACTTGATATCCGGTGAGCCGACCGGCTGGTCGAATTCGTCACAGTCCTGGATCAGGATGCGAACCCGCGTCCCGATCACTTCCCCGTCCTGATAGTCCGACCAGATGACATTCGACAGTTCCTGGTCGATGCCGGAAAGCGCCAACGACAACGTGAACGCTTCCGCATTGATCGCCAGCTCGATCTGGTCGAGCGCCGATTCCGTCAGCACGCACGGCCGCCAGGTGTTTCCGTCCAGGTCGACGAACAGACCACCCGACCCATCCCAAAGCCGCACGGTCTTCGACGGGAAATCGATCTGCGCCAACACACGAAGAGACTTGATCATCACGACACCAAGGAAGCCCAATAGTCCGTTGCCTCGACAAAGGAGACGCTCGGGAAGAAGTTCTTTGCGATCGCGTCTTGCGTCAGGTCCATGCCGCGATCCTGGGCCAGACGGCAAAGGCATGTGGGCTGGTCGAACTCCAGATCCGAACCCGAAGGGATGAGCGCTCGAACCGTCGGTGAGATAGGAACCGTCCAGACATCCCCGCTGACATCGATCACAGGGCCCGTCTCATAAGCTGCATGCTCAAAGGAGAACTTGACCCCAACCAGGTTCGCCGCTGCATTGATGATTCGCAGGCGGATTGTGGTGGCGCCGACCGGCGTCACTCCTTCCGTTACCACCGAAATCGCGCCCTGACTGTAGGGCGTATCATCATCAAACGACGCATCGTCGCCGTGCGGCACCTCTCCCGACGGTTCGAACGCGCCAGAGAGATAGGGCGCCGAAAGCGACACACGCAACGGAACCACGATCAGGCCAGATCGGCCACCCAGCTTTTGGCGAATGGCCTGCCAGGTTTGCCACTGTTCCCGGTAACGGTTCTGCAGCACCACATTGGCGTAGTCGATGCTCCAATATCCGAGATCCGTTCGGATTGCAGGCTCGACGCCGCCGAGGGACCGACCGCCCGACCTGGTGAACGGAACCAAGCTTGCGGAGATCTGCTGCGGGCGCAGAACGCAGATCGGCCAAACGATATTGTCAGCCATTTCGATAATCCCCACCTGCAGTGTCGCGCTGGTATTGCGCCATAGCGGCGGGCGCCTGCTTGTTTGACTGTTTCACAGCAACGTTGATGATGGTTCCGCTCGCCGTCTGAATGCGCTGATCGGCGATTTCAGCGATGACGGAAGGATCTGCCATCAAGTTGATATTGACGCTTTCTGCCCCTGCCGAAGGAGCCGCCACCGGCGGCACGCGAAGGTCGACCGGGATGCGCCGGCCATCAGGGAGAGGTACGGCCGCTTCTGGCCCCGCCTCACCAAAGATCGCTGCGGATCGAGAGACGCCGCCGCGGGAGAATGTTTTCAAGGGTTGAGGCCTACCGTTGGCGGCAACACCCCCCTTTGCGAAACCAAACAGCGAAAGGAGGCCGCCGAACAGGCCGCCGCGGCCGCCGTCACCACCCCCAAGCCCAGCCAGAGGGCCAGTCCCCAGCAAGGCAGCCTGAGCGACCGCCTCGATCAGGGTGTTCAGAAATTTATCCAATGCGGCATTGCCGGTCTCGATCTGCGGAATGAGATCGGAAAACGCATCAAATGCGGCATCCCCCAGGAAGTCGGCGGCTTGCCGAGCCTGATCTTGGCTCTCCGCCAGCCGATCGGCCGAGGCGGATGCGTTCGCGTAGCCTGTCGCAAGCTCCGTGATCTTGGATTCGAGTTCCGGCGTGATTGCAATCCCCGCCTTCTGCGCCGCCGTAAGCAGATCCTGTTTCGAGCGCGCAAACTCGATGGAAAAACCATAGTCCTCGACGAGCGGGTTGATCTGCGCTTGGGCTGCGGTCTCCGACTGGATTGCCGCGGTGCGCTCTTTGATCTGCTCGATCTCGCGCTGATACTCGTTTTCGCCACCACCTCCGCCGCCGCCACCGCGACGCCGACGACCACTGCCGCCACCACCACTACTACCGCCTGCCGGCGCCTTGAAGTTCTTCAGCGAAACCGGCTTTACGTTGCTGCTGAGCAGATCCTGAGGAACGCCCTGCAACGGATTGAACGGCACCTGAAAGTTTCCAGATCCGCCTGCCGGGATCGCCTCCAAGCCGCTATCGCCGATCTTATACCCGCCGACAAAATCAGACATACCCGCAGCCGCCGCACGAACCTCGGCAAGCTTTGCCTGCACCTGGCTCAACTGCGCGATCGCGTCGGCATTGTCGAAGCCGAGCGACGTATTGAGAGCGATCCGATCCTGAAGGGTCTTTACGTCGCGCTCAAGCGAGGCAACATTCTCCTCCGCCTCTTCTTTGTCGAGATTGAAGACGTTGCCATTCGCGTCGGTCACACCGAGCATCTGATTGAGATCGGCGAAGATCTGCGCATTGCCGAGACTGCCGAGGAACCCACGGAAGCTCGCTTCGGCATCCTTGATCTTCTGGATCAGCCCGGAAACATCGAAATCATTGATGGCATTGGCGGCATTGTTGACGCCGAGCGCAAAATTCTCCCCCGCCCCCGTCGCTTGGTTGAACTCGCGCACGACATCCGTCAGCGCGTTGTAGAGGTTGGTCGACGCCTGCGCGGCGGTGAAGGTGGAGCTTGCCGCCTTCTCCTCGAGAATGACCGCGCCCGCCTCGAACGCTCGGAAGAAGGCCTCCGACGAGATCTGTCCGTCGACGACGAGCGCCTTCAACTGCGAAACCGATCCCCCCGCTTCCTTAAGACCAGCGGCGACGGCTTGGGCGATCGTCGGCGCACCCTCAAGTATCGAGTTGAACTCTTCGGCCTGCACCTTGCCGCTGCCGAGAGCCTGACCGAGCTGTAGCAGCGCACCGCTTGCCGTCTGAGCATCCGTGCCAGCGACGCGCAGTGCAAGTGCGACATTATTGGTGAAGCCGAGCAGCTCCTCGGTGGAAACGCCGAGTTCCTTCTGCGCCTGAGCAGCTTTTCCGTAGAGGGCGGCCAACGTCTCGATTGGCGCCCCGTTCTGCTGCGCAGCCTTCGCCAAGCCCTGATAGACGCGCTCCAGCTCAGCACCCGAAAGCCCAGCCACCTTCAGCGAGTTGTCGATGCGCGTTGCCGATTCCGACAACCGCAGCAGGCCGCGCGTGACCGCTCCACCGGCGAGAACCCCGACAACACCGCGACCGATGCCGACCAGATCGGTAGCCAAGTTCTGGTTGAGCGTCGCGAAACGCTGCTCGATCGCACGCGCCTGCTTGTTTGCCGTCGCATTGGCGCGGCTTAAAGCATTTTCGAAGGCCTTTGTTCTAGCCTCCAAAGCAACTATAAGTCGTTCAACATCAGCCAAAAGGGAGGCTCCTAAATGGAATTCACAGGCGCTATCGGCGCGATCATCATTCTCGTGCTACTGCTGGCCGTGGTCATTTGCCCGTTCGTCATGATCTATCGACCGGCCGATGCGGGTCCGTTCGGCGTGCTCGTCCTTTTCCTGCTGGCCGGCTACTACGTCACGGAAGGCAAATCGGCCTTCACCGAGATAACGGCGGCAGTCTTTGCCGTTGGAGCCTTCCTTTTGGCTGCGCTCATCGCGCTCGCGAGGATCGCGGAGCGTGCCTTCAGCCAAGCCACAGGCCAACAACTCGCTCCAGACCACCCACCCGTCCCGCAAGGCCCCGATCTGATCACGCCGAGTGAGCCAAAAACTGGCGGAAAGTGGACGACGGCTCAGCGTTAAAAGCCTTCAATTCCCAATTCAGCCAGGCGGTCATCTTTCATACTCGGAGCTTTCTCCTCGACTGGATTGATCGCCCGGAAGCCCGCCATGGCGCAGGACAGTTCCCACAGCGTCATGCGTCCGATGTCACGGTGGATGATACCTGCCCACTGGTAGAAGCTGGCGAAGCGCCATTTTCCGCGCGGGAGCGGGCTTTCTTCGCCGTCCCCTCTCCCGCCTTCCCCTCCCCCGGCATATCGTCCTCGCTGCCGAAGAGAGCCGCCATCATGACGGCCTGCGCCGTCAGTACGAATTCCGTGATGGGGCGATCGTGGATGACCCGCATGACGAGCTTGCGGGCCTCATCCTTCGACAT